GGTGACGAACTGCGACGTAGCGCTCGACTTGCTATTAACGAAGTTTCCTCCACCCGGCTGGAACGCGATTCCATTCGGAGCGTATATCCCCCCCTCTGCTGCGAGCAGGTCGGGCATGTAAACCGTACCTCCGAATGACGTCTGGAATGTTACGCCCGGATTGATTCCATTGAACAAGCCACCTTGACCCGACGAGGCCACCTGAAAATTCTGCTGGGTCGTGGGACTAGATGCCTGTGTGTAGACGGCTCCGATAATATTGGTGTTGATCGGATGAGACACAGCCGCGTATGCGTTACCTCCGCGACGAAGGCTTAGCTGATTCAATACAAGCGACGTGGGGGTTGTCGAATCCCAGCATATAAACTCCACCGCTCCGTTCGTCCATCCACATCCCGTAGACGGCCATCCTGCGGTGGACGCTACTGGAATGACAAGGGATGTCGAGGTGATTGAGGCAGTCGTAGTAAGAGCTGCGCCGACGCTGAATCCGGGGTTATTCTGGTCGAGATTAGCGCAGGTTGGGCCAGCGCAGAAGGGAGGTATGGCGCATCCGGCACTACCCAGGGGGCAATTGACCCCGTTGATGAGAGAGAAGGGGTTCGCCAGAGTCTCTAGTACATTGATTCCCGAAGGGTTGGTGACGTTGATCGCCCCATTGCCGCTCGAGTTGGCGAAGTTCACGGGTGACGACAGCGGGCCTGAGCCATTGACGCTAATGGCCGTTCCAGCGCCAGCCGTATTCACCCATCCGGCGGAAGAGCACACGAATAACGTGTTGCTTACAGTGTTGGTGTACGGTTGCCCATAGTTGACCGAGGTGCACGTCCACAATGGCGACACCGGATCCACCGTGCCTGTGATTGCCGGCCACCGAATTTGCGACGCGGGGTTTATCACAGTCTGCGCGGAGACGGCGAAAGCGGCGCAAAAGAAGAGCAGAAAGCAAAGCAGCGCACGCTTAGATGTACTTGACATAAACATTGTCTCCAGTAGCAGTTGCATTGTTGGTCATCGTGATAACGGCTCCGGAGAGCGTAAAATCAATACCGTCGCGTTGTAGGATGCCGTTCCAGTAGAATCCGAATATGAAGTTAGGCACCTGGCTGCATGTGTAAGAGTTTCCAGGTATGACCCCCACGGGGGTCTCCGTGACGGCGTTGGCGGCAATCTGTTCGCCCAGATTCGTGATGATGAAGTCGGCCAAGGCGGGCATCGGTATGATGCCGCCAAGCATCAGATCCAGCAGGTTCCAATTGTAGTTTGTAGGAACCTGCCAGTTCGGCTGGTTGTACGCCGGAATTTGCAGTCCTATATTCGGAGTCGTCGTCTCACTGGCCATGATTTAGTTTCCTATCGCGTAGAACGCCAGTGTGACTGCCTGGTCGAAGTTTGCACCACCACCACCTGTAGGAACGGAGCATTGTAGGAATACTTGTGCTCCGGTGGTGGTTACTGACACCGCGCTGGCGGAAGCTATATCGTTGGCGTGTGCGCTAGGACTTGGCAAGCCTTGTACGGTTACCTGCAGTCCTGGCACTGCTGTAAAACCGTGTGGAAAGACAATAGCAGCATTCGCAAACTGGTTGCCGGTGGATGGGACGTTGATGCTACCCCACACTTCTATGGTTCCATCAGGAGAGATTCTGTAACTACCGTTTGAGTTTGTTACGCGTGAAAAACCTGGCGATTGCGGCACAAAGAACCCACCGACGTTCGTCAGCACCTGGCCAGCCGCACCCGGTGCGGCCAACGTCAGCGTGGTGAACGCTCCGGTCGACGGCGCGGCGGCACCTATGGCGGTGCCTACTATACCGTTAATATCGGATAGCACGGGCGCGGCTGGAACCAGATTGCTGTTGACGTCGACCTTGAACAGCAATATGCACTCCGCGTTCGGCGACGTATCCAGAGCGCCTGCGCCAATTACATCGCCGGACCACGTGACTGTTCTCCCGCCCGTGGCATCCTGAGATAGTACCACAGTCAGTAAATCGCCAACTTGCTGATTGATTATCGTTATATCCGCATTACCGGTGAGTCTTACTTCGAATCCCAGCGACTGCGACATGTCGAACGTTACATTTGGCGCGTACGTCACCAGCTGCAAATTGGCCCTGAAGTCCGCCGACGTCAGGAAGTTGGCGCACTGGGCGGTAAGCGTAGACAGATTGGAGTCCGACGTAGTGAAGCCCTTGGCAGCGAACGCCGTGAACAGGGCAGTCAGATACGTGGACATCTGGTAGAACACCTTGTTCGCTAGCGGCGAAAGGAACAGGGAGGGGTCCGTCGCTCCTCCCGCGCGCTGTGAGTCGGCCAAGTAGGCCGCATCATTCTCTTGATTCGCTGCGGTGGGATTCCACTGCAGAAGATTGGTGGTTGCCATGTAGCTCCTTGCCCGCGGTTAGCCGGCCCAGTGTCCCGTGTCGAATCCAGATATGAATCCCGGCGAGCTGCCAAATCCGAAGAAGGGCAAGACACCGAACAGGTACGTATAGAGCACGCCCTCGGGACGCGGTACGATGTAGCCGTGCACGATTAGATCCTGCAGTATAGATGTGAATGATCCTGTAAGGGTGAGATCCACAGTCATATTCTGATTGTCGATGACCACGATTGTACCGCCAGGAAATAGTTGCTTCCAGATTGGGTACAGGCTGACAATCGTACCATCCCACTGGTTGGTCGCGATCTTCGCCTTGATGTAGATGCGAAATGTGGCGTCGTCCAGGATTGGGCTGACTCCGCCGCTTGGCTGGAAGTTCACCGTGCGGAATGCGCCGACCGTGGCTCCTAGCATGTCCAGTTGCGCGCCAATGGCGCTGTCCAGGTCGAGCGACGTGTCCATTTGAACCAGGCACTGGCTGGCGTCATCGAATTTCTTCAGCAGAACGTAGAGCAACGCGTTCAGCTTCTTGGAATTGGCGTACTGGCTCGTCAGCAGCCCTATATAGTATCCGATGGGCAGTGTTTCCAGCGGCTCATTGCCGTAGCCTCCGGTGCCATAACCTTGCGTGCCGTAGTACGGGTTGCTACTCATACCGTGACCACTCCTATGTTGCCGGCGATACCCTCAGCGGCATAGTAGAAGTTTGGCATAACGATGTCGACGACGCCGAGCGTGGAGAACGAAACCGCGCCTCCGGTACTGGCAGCTGTAGTTGGAATTGTCAACGGTATGGTAGTGCCTGACGGGGTTCCAGTCAATGTTCCAGGCGCGATGCCGGGACCAGAGACCAGTTGACCGGCTATGATGCCAGTAGCTGAGGCCACTACCATAGACGATGCGGCAAGGCCATACGTGCCCGTGGTAGAAGCCGTTGTTACACCAAGTTGTACAGATACTGTTCCGAAGTTCGGCGCGATCAGGTTGGTGTTCACGTTCATGATCTCGAAATAAATAGCTCCGATGGACACAGTCTCGCCAATGGCCAGTTCGTTTAGGTACGTTACCAACGCAGCCTGCACCGCACTTAGCACGGCACTGTTAGGCGTAGTACCGTAGCCAGTCAACGTGGTGAGCACGAATATGGGATACACCGTTGGCAAAAAGAAGCTGATGTCCTCGGTCACGCCAGTATTTGGATCAATCACTGGATTCGTCGTGGTACCGTTGGTGAAGCAACCGATCGTCTTTTTCTGGTAGATCGCCGTGGCCACACTTAGTACGTTGGTGCATTGCACGACCATTGAGATGGAGTGGGGCGGGTTGCCCCAACTGTCCACGGCTCCCGTCGGATTCTCGATAGAAGACCCTGGGCCACCTGGCGTGGGGTAACCCGGAGCAACGCGAATGACTCCGGGTGCGGCTAAAATGGCAGCTATGGTGGATGCCACAGGAGTTAGAGATGGCAGCGCCACTGACACCGCTTGACGCGCACGCAGACTGGAGTCGGACTCCACTACGTCGCCCACAGTCGCTGCTGTTGGATTGGTGACAGTACTCCAACCAGACGTCGGCGTGTTGATGACGTTGACCTGCCCCGGCTCGGCGGCAATAGCTCCTGGAGTGGTGCAAGTCGCCGTTACGCTGATTATCCCGCTGAGAGGAAATGTAACCGTCGAAGGAAGTGCCCACAGGTTACCATTCTGATCCTGTGCGAATCCGTTCGTAATAGTCGACAATCCTGTGCCAACTAGATTCAGCAGTACGGTAGAGAATGTGAACGCCTCGCGCGCCAGCCCGTTCATCTTCACTTGCCTATCTAGGCCAGCTCCCACGGCCGTTTGTGGCGATGACTGGTTGTACGCCAACTGTGCAGCCTGCATGGTGTCGGATTGCTTCAGGGAGATGATGCTCAACAGCTGGTAGATGGCCGAGTCTGGGCCAACATACTGATTGATGCCATATATGTTCAAGAACGCTTGCAGGTTGTCGGCAAGGATCGACGGGTACGAGGGAACGGTGAGTCCGCTCGCCGTTACGGACGGTGGAGCATAGGCGGGTGTGCTCATGATTCTCCTTGCTGCTTTACGCGTCTAGACTTGATTCGCTCAAGGCTGGTGCTGTATTTATGGCAACCGGACCAAATTGCGTGGTGGTGTTGGCCGTTATGCCTAGTCGACCATTCGTGAACGTCACCTGCACGTTGTTGGTGCCGGTTACATATGGTCCGCCCTCGATGTTCTGGCGTATGGCCAGCTCCATGGCGGCCAGCCCTTGCGGTGTTCCGAGTTGCCCAAGTATGGCTTGGAACACTGGTAGCCCGATATTCAGGTTCTCCCACCACTCTCCAAGGAACAGATTCAAACGGGTCTTGATGGCCTGTGCTACTGCAGACGTATCTGTAAGATTGGCGTTGGGGTCAAATATAGGGTCGTATCCTGCGTCCAGCAGCAGGTACTGCATCGTAGGGGCTACGTTGGCCATGAACTACTGTCCCTTCAAAATGGTGGTCTCTGAGCCTGTAGGCACGGCAGGACCAGTATAAGGCGGCGACAGTGTAGCTAGATATGGCATGATATTGGTAACGAACCACTGGTAGAAGGTATCGTTTACTAGCGCCAATGCCATACCATCGTTCTTAGCTGTTACAGACGCTCCACTGATGGTGACTCCTGCTTCTGCCACGTCGATGATAGTATTACCGTCGTCTGACCGAATCTGCAGTGAGTCGGTGGAGTAGTCTGAAAGCAGGTTGTTCTGGCTCCACATGCCTGGAAAGAACCCGCAGTCGTGCACATGGTGCCTGCGGACTTCAAGCTGGCGCTGCGTGCCGGATGGTATAGGCCACGACACCGGCTTTGGATTCTGAGCCGGAGGGGCGTTCTGCTGACCGTGCAGCCACCAATTGTCGAAGCAAGTGTCGCAGAATATCAGCATCCCCTGGTCGCCCTTCTTCAAGGGCAATGTCACGCTAAATCCTCCTCCGCGCGGCAATAGGATTGGCACGTTGATGATGGGCGGCACGTCCCACCACTGCTGCTGCCCGTTGTAGCGCACTCGCTCCTGTATGGCTATCTGCACGGTTACGGTCTGCGCGCTGCCGTTGATGTCTTCTGTTAGGAACGCCGGTGTGGCAACGCGCGCCTTGGCCAAGGCTTGCTTGACAATCAGCTTCCACTGACTGGTGTCTGAGGCCGTTACCTGTGCCAGTGTAAGACCGGGCGTGTTGGGCGTGCTTGACATGCGACTCCTAGGTTGGCGATGTGGCCGACAGCAGGCCATCCAGCAGGTTGGAGGCGAACGTGGTACTGCAGCCGGTTACTTCCGTGTACCAGTCGTTTCCACGTGAGTCGCCGACATGCCTTACTTGTACGACGAACTGCAGCGTGTTGAGCGGGTTCTGGAACTGACCTACTTGAATTACTTGTTGCGTTATGAGCAGGTTGCCGGCCAACTGCACTACTTGCACTGGCAGTGTCACCTTGAGACGTGGGTCTAGCAGCACCGTGAATATGATTCCTTGCGGAGTTTGGCGAGGAGTGCCTATGATACTCTGCGTAGTTCCGGCCGGCAGTCCCGACGCTACAGTTCCTATTGGAGTGGGCAATGCATAGATAAGATCAGGAGCAGGCGTGGCTAGGCCAGAACCGATATTGCCGATCTCGGTCATGTACGCCGCATTGCCTTTGCGAAACGTTGACAGGTTCTGGTCGGATGATACGATGTCCAGGTAGTCGCCCATCGTATGGAACACGGTGTTTCCACGCGGATACTGCTTGGCTGTCAATGCTGCTTGCGCATGCTCGCTCAGCGTGGCTGTATTCTGACTGTTCTCCATAGGAGGCAGACCAATGTTGCCGGCCATCTGTGTAAGCAGCTGAGCCTGCTGCGCGTACGGGCCGATGGAGAAGGCCACCGGGTTGGCCATGGCTATCGGATTGGCCACGCAGTGCAGTGTTACGCGCGTGTCGATGACGTTCTCTTCATCCAGCAATACCTGGAATATGGGGCCGTCCCACACCACCGAACTCAGCGCTGGGCCGGTCTGGAAACCCGCCTTAAGCCTGACCTTAGTAGCCGCCAGTACTATGTTGTTGATTGTCTCCTGACTAAGGTTGTATACGACGATGTCAGCGTACCACCAAGGAGACGGTATCGTGGACTGCACTATTTCAAACGTTATACGCAGCGATTCCGGCTCCCATGCGTTGGTGGACACGGTAAGGTCTTGGTCTACGCCGTTGGCGTCCGTGTACGTTATGATCAGCTCCCATGCCTGCCCGAAGAACGGAATCTGAGATGTGGTACTCATGCGGTATCGCCCCACAACAATGAGAAGTTGGTAAGGTTAGCAGCACCTGGGTAATCGGAAGACGCATTGCCAGTGTTCAAGATGTACGCACTGCCGATCTTCAAGTAACCGTACTGCGCCAGTATATTTGCCGATGGATAGTAGCCGGTGACCAATGGCAGTGAAGCGATTAGAATAGCATTCTGCGCACTTGTCACTTGCAGCTGCCACCAACCGGACATGACCGAATATGATAGGAAGAATCCTAATGTAAGTGGGTTACCATCTACGGTCAACTGAACTGAGAATGATTGGTTAGGATTCTGCGTTAGCGGTATGATTTGCGACGACATCAGTTCGACCCTCCGAACTGCTGCGGCGTGGAGCTGTATGACCCAGCTCCCGGCACGTTAACGGCAGTTTGATTCTGCTGCGCACTGCCTATCAAGGTTCCAGGCATCGCCGGAAACTGGTTGTTGATGCTATCGGCATTCAGCGTATTGATCATGGAGCCTGGGGGCACAAGGAACTGACTGTCGATAGTGGATGTCGTTGGTGCGGTGCTGACCTCGCCAAGTCCGGTCTGATTCGTCTCATTCGGACGAGAACTTGTGGGTGCCGTCTGCACGTCAGCCAAAAACAACTGGCTAAATTCGACTCGGAAGCGCGCTCCGGTTATGGACTTATTGTCCTCATGCGGCGAGATATCCG